TGAAAAGATGGTAGAAGTTTATGATATGCATGGAGCACATGTAGTAGGATGGTTCGCTATGTGTTCTTCCTATGAGAAGCGAAATGGAAACAGTGTTCTTTCCGATGTGTATACTAATTATATTATGAATGTAGAGAGCGACCCATATAGGTTTGCAATGAAGGGTATGTTCAAGAATAAAAGAAGTACTGTTAAGATGGCAGTGCTTTCTTATGTTTTTGCTGGATATGCTGATTGTAAATATCGTGGTAGTTTTATTGCTCGTATGAAAAAGGAAGGTAATTATGATGAGATGGTTAAGTTCTGTGAAAAGTACAATAGCATCATTGGTTTATATGATGCTAATACTTTGAATGATGTAATGATTAAAGACATTTTTTCGGAGATTGAATTTACTCCTTCTATTTATTTTGTTCTTACAGGGAAACGAATCAATAAACTCACTTTCTATAATGGTTGTGGTAAATACAAGTCTATTAGTAGTATTGATGCACAGCATGATATGAATAGAGGGTTTATTGATTTAAGTGTTTTTTGCAATCTTGTTGATGTTGCTTATAAGTCTATGCTTCAGTATCATGTGGAGAAGTGCTTGGAGGATGAGTTTGGCTCTTTTTCTATTTCTACATGTATGAGTGTCAAGCAATATTTCAGAGATAAGTCTAAAGGCATTAAGGATTACATTATGTCTGTTCTAGGTTTTAAGAATAGAAAAAACCTGAGCGAATGCAGTACTCCTAATGCCTCTATTATGTGTCAGATTTCAGAGGGATGGACTATGTTTGATAATATTATTCCTGAACTTGAAGAGAAATTAGGGTGTAAAGAAATTATTACACTTCATGATGCAATTCTTGTTCCTGAAGGTGTTGTGGATAAGATTAATGTAAAGGAATTGAATAAAAATGTAATGAGTACATTTATAGCTAATGTTGAATATGCTTTTAATCATATTACAGAGTATTTTAGAGGAGATATAGAAGCTCCTTTTTCATATAAATCAGAAACAACTTAATTTAGAAAGGAGAGTTAGATTGAAGTTCTTTGATTATTGTATTACGTTTTCAGAAATGCCGTTTTCGCCTGATGGTTCTCTCACATTTTTTACTGGAGGACAATGTAGGTATAGTTGTGAGGGATGCTCTTGGGGCAGTGTAAAGCCTGAAGGAGTTGAAATGGATTTAGATACTTTCGATGGTATTTTAAAGAAAAAGCGAAAACATACGAAGCATCTTTGTATATTAGGAGAGGGTAAAGACCAGTATGATTTAGTCAATTATTTGAAGATTGCTAAATACTATGATTATAAAGTGATGCTCTATACAGGTGGTGAATTAGCGGATATATTACCGGAAATTCTACATTTACTTGATTACATAAAGGTAGGTCGTTGGGAAGGAAAAACTCTGTATGATGAAGAAACGAATCAACGTGTCTATTCTTTGTGTGAAGGGCATATTGTAGGAAAACTGAATTTTACCGAATATGAAACATTAACTGTTTAAATAGGAGAAAATACATGATTAGTGTAGATAATAATTATATCGAGGATTGTTTTGAGCCTACTGGAAATACAGCTCGTACTCGTTCACATATTAAGAAAGCTATTCGTGATAGACTTAAGAAAGAATATAATAGCACAAAGAGTAAGGAGTTTCTTAAGTTACAGGGTTTTGATGATGCACGTTTTGATTATATTGGTAGTGTTAATAATCTTATGTATGCTGATTTGACTACTGATGGAATTGATAATAATGCAAATAAGGAAGCTAAATCTGTTTCTCGTGTTGAGGCTGAATGTGATAATGCCAACCATAAGATTTCAGGGCATGATTTCCTTTATAGAATGATGAAGAAACTTTATGGAAAAGAAGAAGCAACTCGTTTAAGTGCTGAAATGTATGATTACACTCTTGGTCTTAATGATGCTACTAAGATTCTTCGTCCGTACTGCTGGGCTTTGTCTGGTATGTCTCTTGTTCTTGAAGGTAGAAAGGGAACTCCTGTATGTGCCCCTGCCAAACATCTTCATTCTTATGTTTCTATGCTTGCAGGGACTATTCATGAGTTGAGCAATAGTTATGTTGCAGGTGCGGTTGCTGTTGGCAGTTTCTTCTTTGATGTAGCACGTGTTCTTATGATGGATGGTTATTCTCTTGAAGACATTAAGGAGGGTTCAGGTAGGAAGTATGTTACACAGATGTTCCAGCAGTTTGTGTTTGATGTAAATGATAAAACTAGGATTGGAAGCGAAACTCCTTTTACTAATATTTCTTTCTTTGACCGTCCTAAGATGAGAGCAATGTTGGAGGATTTGGAATGGTATTTTGACCCAACAGGAAAAGACCTTGATTATGTTCAGGAATATGTAATGGAATGTCAAAAAATCATGATGGATTTTATGGATGTTGGCGACCCTATTGCTAAACTTCCTTTTACATTCCCTGTTCGTACTGTGTGTATTGCAAAAGATGATAATGGTAATATTTTGGATGATGCATTTGTTAATGATTTTGTTTATCGTCCTGTAGACCAGTATAATTGTCTTGTAAGTAAGGGTACAAAAGTTGCAAGTTGCTGTTTTGATGGGAATCAGAAAGTTGCAGTAAAGTTTAATAATAGCAACATTGTTTTTGATACTTTTGAGAATGTGTTTACAAAGTATTCATTTAATGCAACTTATCCAAGAATTTTGCATAATGGTCGTTGGAAAGCATTTAATAAGGTTCAAGTTCCGTATTCTAAGGAGTATTACAAAATCACTACTATGAATAATAAGGAGATTGTAGTAACAGAAGACCATCTTAATCCTACATTAAGAGGTGATATTGTTTCATCTAATCTAACCACGGATGATTATCTTTTGTTCAATACAATTCCTCTTGCTACTGCTAAGGAAACAGACCACAATTATACTTACGAAGATGGTTATGCTATTGGTTTATTCCTTGGAGACGGTTCTTATATTAAGTATAGCACAAATGATGAAGTTGTATATACTGGAGTTAATTATAGTCTTAATTCTGATTGCTTTGATGAATGTAAAGATAAGATTGATTCTTTCCTTAAAAAGTATGATTGTTGTTCTAAGTTAGGCACAATTCAGAATAATGGTTATCCTCTTATTTTTAGAAACGCTGAAGCAACTGCATTTATTAAGAGGTTTATAGATGGAGAATCTGCTCTTACAAAGGAATTAAAGGCTTCTGTTTTGCATGAGAGTATTGAGTTTAGAAAAGGTATTCTTGACGGTTGGTATGCTTCTGATGGTGGAAATTCTAATCGTGCTTATTCTATCTCTAAAAAGCTAATTGATTCGATGGAACTTCTTTGTACTTCACTTGGTCTTGTTACTGTTATAAATGTTACTGATAGAACAGGTGAAGGAGAGGTTGTTATTCGTGGAGAACAGTTCAATAGAAATTATCCTCTTTGGTGTCTTCGTTGGTATGATACACAATTAAGGAGCAGTTATACAGAACTTTACAAAAAATTAAACAATAGTATTTATTTTAAGATTAAGTCTATTGAGAAATATGAAGGTACTGGAACTGCTTATTGTATTCAGGTAAAAGATGGTGATTATGAGCCTTATTTCACTCTTCCGAATGGTATTATTACGCATAACTGTCGTTTAATTAATGACGGTGATATGATGAATAGTGCAGGTAGTGTTAATTCTTTTGGAGGCGGTGGTTCTATTTCAATGGGAAGTCACCGTGTTGTTTGTATTAACCTGAATCGTTGCGCTATTATGTCAAAAACTGAAGAAGACTTTGTGCAGAAACTTGATGCTCTTGTTTTGGATTGTGTGAAGATTCTAAAGGCACATAAGGAACTTCTTTACAAACTTACTGAAATCGGACAACAGCCTAAGATTTCTGATGGTACGATTGACCTGTCTCGTTGTTTCTCTACTGTTGGCATTCTTGGTCTTTGGGAAATGTTCCAGACGTTAGAGAAGAAGTTTGGAGCAGATGAAGACCGTGACATTAGAGTTATGAAGCATTTTAATGAGACATGCCTTTCTCTTGGTAAAACTTATGGTTTGATGGTTAATATTGAAGCTATCCCCGGCGAGGCTATGGCGGTTCGTTTCTGCACTGCTGATAGGCTATTGTTCGGTAATAAAGTTGTTCCTTACGAAATCTACAGCAATCAGACTGTTCCGCTTACAGAGAAGGTTGATGTTTATGAGAGAATGGATAAGGATGGTCGGATTAATCTTCTGCTTACTGGCGGTGGTATTGTTCACCTTACTATTGGAGAGAAACTTACTCCGGCTCAGAATCGTTATCTAATTCAGTATGCTGTTAAGTCTGGTTGTGAACACTTTGCATTAAATCTTATTCGTTCTATTTGTGAGGAAGGACACGTATCGGAAGGAAAGCATACTACGTGTCCTGTTTGTGGAAAGAATGTTGTGGATTATGTATTACGTATTGTAGGATTCCCACGTCCTGTTTCTACATGGAGTAAGGAAAGGAAGAAAGAGTTTTATGATAGGTATGTTATTCCCACTTCTTCAATAAAAAATTAAAAAAAAGTTACAAAATTTACTTGACTTTTTCAGAAAGCATGTTATATTAATAAGTAACAAGGATTTATGGATTATTTAGATGAAGGAGATTTTGATATGGGAATAAATGAACTTTCTAATGCAGATAAAAATCTTATGTGGGCGCTTGAGTATATTCTTGTTCATATTAATAAGTATGAGCATAAAAATGAAAGTTCTCCTACCTATGACATTGATATTGGTTGTATGGAAAAGCCTTATAAGATTGATGCAAACAGTTATGCTACATTTTATAACCTATACAAGATTCTTGTCGGTGAGATTTAATGTTGTTTGTCTGGGTTTTGCAGAGGTTAAGTCGCCTTGAGTAATGAGTATTCTCTAAAAAACCTCTGCATTGTTTTAATATAGGAGGATTTAATGTCTGTTACTTTTCCGTTATTTAATCAATTTTTCGCTGCAACTTTTTTAGGGCATAGTGGCTGTTCTTTTTACAGGAGCAGGTCTGTTTCTTCTTGTATTGTTGAGAGTAGCTTACATAATCATCTTTTTGAGAGCAGTGCAATGATACATGATTTTAGATATTTAGCTAAATGTACTTCATATCGTCTTCAGAGATTATGTTTTCCCGGTATTCTTAAGTGGTATAAAGGTGAGTTAAAGGAGCTTTCAGATAAAAACGGGTTTCCTTTAATTCTTGACTATGATGATGTTATGACATATGAAGACTGCCCTTTATATAATAATGCTAGACAAGATTTAGCGATTTGTGAGGATGATGTTATTCGTGGTTATATGGAAGCATCTGATTATGTTACTGTAACTACTGATGTTCTTAAACAGTATTATATGAATAGGTATAATTTTCCTGATACGAAGTTTAAGGTCATTGATAACTATATTCCTAAATGGTGGTTTGCTAATATTTTTAATGAAGATAATGTAAGTAGGAGATATGATAAGCAGAGGAAGAAGCCTGTTATCATGATTTCTTGTGGTCGTAGCCATTTTGATTTGAATAATGTTTGTGGTTATGATGATTTTACTGGTGTTGACGATTGGATTATAGCGAATAAAGATAAGTATCAATTTGTATTTCATGGGGGTATTAATGCGAAATTATATAAACACAAAGATAGCTTCATATTTGCTCCAGCGGTATCAATTCATATGTACCCTACAATACGTAATTCTTATTCTCCTAACCTTTATTTAATGTCATTGAGGGATTGTGTTTTTAATAGGTGTAAGAGTGCTATTCGTTTATATGAAGCAGATGCAGAAGGTATTCCTATTCTTCTGAGTAATGTTCTTCCATATAAAGGAAAGACAAGTTTGGTGTATAATGATATTGATGAGCTGGATAGAAAAGTTAAAGAGCTTTTTAGTGATAAGAACTATTATATGAGTGAGGTTAAAAAAGCACGAAAGAGAGCTGAAAAACAGGTTCTTGAAAACAATATTCAAAAATGGTTAGATATTTTAAAAAAGGAAGCTAAGGTAAAATGAATGAAATTGAAGCTACTGAAAATACTGAGCTGGATTCTGTTTCCTCTCCTACTGTTGATGATGTTCGTTATTACCGCGATTACGTGCATCCTCTATTGTTTCAAGTGTCTACAATGTTTATGCAAGGTAAGACGAAAGAAGATATATTAAATATTTTAGGCTTATCTCCTTGTAGAGCAAATCAGTTTGAATTGTGGTTTCCTGATTTTAGAAATGCTATTACTACTGGTTTTATATCTACAAATATTGCTCTTGAAAATGCATTGATTCAGGCTGCTAAAGGTTTTGAGTATGAGGAAGAAGAATGTACTAGTGATTACAATGTGACTAGTTCTGGAGATAAGCAGTTGGCAAGACAGAGGAAGAAGACTTATAAAAAATATCGTCCTCCTGATATTAAGGCTATTGAACTTTATCTTACAAATCGTGATTCTGAGAACTGGAAAAAGGTTAGTGTTGAAGGTAATAAGAATACAGGTACACAAATACGAAATGCTACAATTATTAATGTTCCAGATGATAAAATTAAGGATATGATTTCAGAGATGCAGAAGAATTGTTTACAAGATACAAATCCTAATTATATTGAAGCTGAAACAGTGGATACCGAATCTGTGTTTGATGAGGATAATGAAAATGTCTGAGGATATTGCATACAGAACATATGAAGAGCAGGAATTGGCAAGGCGTATTTTTGCCAATGACTTTCTCATGTTTTGTGCATATTTCTTTAAGGTTATGACAGGGGAAGTGATGAAGATTAACTGGCATCATAAACTCTTATGTAAATTGATTGAAGAGGTTGTTCATCAAAGAGTTGGAAATGTCTTGGTTAATATTAGCCCCGGTGCTGGAAAGTCGGTTGTTGTGTCTCGCCTTTTCCCTTTGTATTGTTATGCTTTGAATCCACATTCTCGTTTCTTGCTTACTTCTTATTCTGATTCATTAGTGGAAGGACATTCTGTTGCAATTAAAGATGCAATTAGCAGTCCTGAATTTAGGTCTTTATATCCGGGGTTTGGTTTTAAGACAGATAGTAATAAAAAGTCTGAATGGGTATTACAAAAGGATGGCACTTCTGTTGGTGAGTTTTGTGCTTTTCCTATTGGTGGCGGTTTAACTGGACGTAGAGCTGGGTATATGGAGCAGACACCTTTTAATGGATGTATTATTATTGATGACCCCATTAAACCTGCTGATGCTCTTTCTAAGGCGTTTCGCGAAGAATGCAATAATAAGTTGACTAATACTATTTATTCTAGGCGAGCATTAAGTACTACTCCAATCTTTCTTATTATGCAGAGATTACATACAGATGACCCTACAGGAAAACTATTATCTGAATCTAAATTAAAGTGGTTACATGTGAATATTCCTGCAATTATGACTCCATCTGATGTAGAGAAACTTCCTTCTTTTATTAGAGAAGAGGCTTATAAGTATATGGGAGCATCTTTTGAAAAGTATGGTGAAGCATCCTATTGGGAGTATAAAGAACCGTTAGAGGCTTTACATGCATTGAAGGAAGAAGACCCTGATACGTTTATGTCTCAGTATATGCAAGAGCCTAGCCCTGAAGGTGGTGTTTTGATTCAGAAGTCTTGGTTTCCTCGTTACATAGACTTACCCACTGATTTAACTAATTTCAGGATTACTGCTGATACTGCGGTTAGTGCAAAAAATACTGCTGATAATTCGGTATTTCTTTTGACAGCAGAGAATAAGATGCATGACTTGTTTGTTCTTGATTTAGTTAAAGGAAAGTGGGAAATGCCTCAACTTATTCAAAATGCATTAGATTTTGTAGCTAAGTTTAAGTTTAAGTATCCAAAAGCTTTGTTTAAGGGATTTTTTATCGAATATAAGCAATCAGGGCAGGGTTTATTGCAGACACTAAGACAGAATACGCGACTGCCTTTAATTGATGTTGTTCCTAAAGGAGATAAGGTGCTTCGTGTTCAGCAGTGTTTACCATTTATGCAAAGTCATAGAATACATGTTCCTCAAGACGCTCCTTGGGTGACAGAGTTTATGGATGAATTAGCTCGTTTTACACCGTCTATGAAGCATAAACATGATGACCAAGTTGACGCACTTGTGTATGCTATTTTTGATGCGTATATAGATTGTCGTATTGCAAGAGTTTCTAATTACTACTTTTAATATATTAAAGGAGATTAAAATATGGATGATGTACTTACTAAAAAGCATTCTATCAGTAACAATTCTAGTTATGATAAATACTTACCTGTTTGGAATTTAGTTGATGATTGTATTGAAGGAATGGATACTATTAAGCAGAGGGGTGTTCGTTATCTTCCTATGACTGAAGGTATGGCTGCGGATAAAGTGATGGGGCAGAAGATTTACGAACGTTATAAACACAATGCACTTTTTCCTGAATATACACATGATTTTTTTATTGCATCTACAGGATTATTGAAGCAGAAAGACCCAGTATTTAATTTTCCTGATGTAATGGATGATGAATTTGTTCCTTGTCCTTCTTATTCTACTAATAAGACCCTCTATGATGTTTATTCAGAGGTACAGGATGAGGTTATGAAGTATTGCCGTTGTGGTGTTCTTCTTGATGTTCCTAATACAATAGAGAAGAATGTACATCAATTCCCTGTTCTATTAGTTTATAATACTTATAAGATTTTCAATTGGGGGTATACTAATTATAATGGACGTAAGATTCTTTCTTGGGTACTTCTTGATGAATCTTATTATAATTATGAGAATGCATCTTTTTCCCCTGAATTACAAGAAAGTTATAGATTCCTTGGATTGAAAACAAGAGATAGTGCAGGGAATTTATTAAAAGAGCCTATGTACTATACTTATACAATGGGGCAGGATATGAAGGGTATTTTTAATCCTCCTCTTCCTGATGCTGATGGGATTACATATACTGAAGATGGTGTTGAGATTCGGTATCCACATATTCAGGGAAGGACGATGAACCATATTCCTTTTTATTGTTTTACTGGAACTGGTCTTTCTATTGAACCTGAACGTCCTCTTGTACAATCTCTTTGTAATGCGTGTATTTCTCTTTACGGTCTTTATGCGGATTACAGAGAATACCTTTATAAGCAGGGTTTTGGCATTCTATTTGGTTCAGGATTTTCCACAAATGATTCTATTTATTCTGGTGTTAATAAAGCTATTCTTATTGAGAGTTCTGATGCTAATTTGAAAATGGTTGAAAGCAGTGGTAATGGTTTGGCTGAATATCGTCTTGCTGTTCAAAATGCCGAGTTGTATGCAAAATCTCTTGGTCTTTCTCTTCTTAAATCTACTGGTGACGAAACTGGTGTAAGTGTAGCAAAACGTCAGGGATTCAAAACAGCTTCTCTTAAATCAATTTCAAAGACAGTAGGAGAAGGATTTACTTTGATTGCTAAGGATGCTGCTTTGTGGGCTGGATTGTCTCAGGAAGATATTGCTTCTATTACTATTGTTCCTAATGTTGATTTCTCTGCTACTGCTGAAAATAGTGAGATGTCTGTGTTTCAGAATATTGCTAATGCTGATACTCTTATTCTTTCTCCATATGATGTGTTTCAGAATCTCAAGGCATTGGGTAAGACTGTTTATGCTACTTATGAGGAATATAAGGAAGCAGTGGATGAAGCACAACAGGAAAAAGATAAATATGAGCTTGCTAAAAAATTGAAAGAGATGGAAGAGACAAATGCAGTTAATCTTAAAAACCAAATAGCTACTACTAAAGCAATGAATAAGTTAAATGCTACTACAAATAATGCTGGCGTTTCTAATAACAATGCTGGAGAAAAACAAACTGCGGTAGGGAATGATGAAGGTGATGCTATAAATAAGGACGCAGGTGATAATTCTAAAAAGATTATTTGCATTGAGACAGGAATGACATATGAGAATGCAACAGAAGCAGGTAAGGATGTAGGTGTTTCTGGCTCTGCAATTACTAGAGCATTGAGGGGAAGTGTTAAAACTGCTGGTATTTCTGGTGGTCGAAAACTACATTGGAAATATGTTTAATTATTAAAAAATATAAAAAATCAAACTTTTTTTCAAATTTTTTATGTTTTTTACTTGACTTTTTTAAATTGTGTGCTATATTATATGTAACAATGAAAAATTTTAAGGGATTAACTTTTATAAAATTTCAGAATAAAGATAATTTTGGTGTGATGCCTTAACCTTTATTCAACTGCTACTTCTCACAGGATTAGAGAGGCTTGCGTGATGCATGATAAATAAACGGAGATGAATATGCCAGAACTTAATTATTCACTAGAAACAATTGATGATGTACCTGAAGAATACAAGGGTCTGTATGTTGAAGAAGAAAAAGATGGAAAGAAGCTGTATCATTTGAATGTCAGTGGTGTGAAACCTCAGTCAGAATTTGATACTGTTTATGGAACTCTTAACAAAGTACGTGAAGAACGGAATGGGTTTGAGAAGCAGTTGAAAGCTTTTGGTGAGATTACTCCTGAAAAGTATAATGCTCTACAGGAAGAACTTGATTCTCTAAAGAAAGCAAAGAACACACAGACCGAAGAAGATTTTCTCAAGCGTCTAAGCGAAGTCAAAACTGCTAATGCGGCTGAAATGCAAAAACTGAAGGATGAGTATAATAAGAACGAAGGTGAATACAAGAAGCAACTTCAGGAAAAAGAAAATACTATTCTTGAAATGAGACTTGAAAATTCTCTTAGTGCTGTTTATGCTGAAAAAGGCGACCCTAGTGGACGCGACCTTGCATTTAAGCTAGCTAAAGATGAATTGACTTGGAACTCTGATGCTAATGAATTTAGAACAAAGGATGGGCTTAGTAATCTTAGGGATTGGGTGAATGATGATTTGTTCAAAAAGCATAATTGTCTTCTGAAGAATAGCCTTGGTGCTGATGCTCGTGAAACTGCTGGTGGCGTTTCAGAGTATGAGAAGTATTTTAATCCTAAAATTGAGAAATATGATGACCCGAATGGCGAGCCTATTAAAAAACGCGCCGAATTTTTCCGAAAGAATCCCGAAAAGGCTAGGGAGCTTATTAAAAAATACAATTCATAAATCAGACATAGGAATTTGTCTGAGCCTATTGAGAATAGCCTGCGTGATACAGGCATTATAAAAGGCGTGATGCCTATATCAGTAGGATTTAACTTATAGGAGATTTGAAAAATGGCTACAACTCAGATTAGTGACCTTTTTATTCAGGAACTTGCAACTAGCTATACTGCACAGTCTACTCTTGCAAACAACGCATTCTTCAGGAGTGGTGTTGCTTTTGTTGACCCTCGCGTAACTCCTCTAATGGATGCTGCTCAGGGTGGCCAGATTATTTCTATGCCTTATTACAAGCCTCTTGAAGATGGTGGTTATAATATTGGCAATGATAACCCTGCTCAGAAGTCTGTTCCGAGCAAGATTTCCACTGGCTATGAAACCGCAGTTAAGTCTTTTATGAACAAGAGCTATTCTGTCATGGATTTGGCTGCTCTTGCAACTCAGGGCGACCCGATGGTTGCAATCAATGCAGGTATTCAGAAGTATTGGACGAACGTTGGTGAAGCTCGTATTATCGCTGCTACCACTGGTATTATTGCTGATTCTATCACAAACCACGACAGCGACCTTCTCTATGATATTCATACTCAGACTGGTTCTGGACAGAATCCTTATCTTAATGCTACTGTTATGAATACTGCTGCTGGTTATCTTGGTGAATCCATGACCGATATTAAGATTATCTGTGTCCACCCTGTTGTGTTCACTAACCTTCGCAATCTTAATATTATTGCATCTAAGCAGGAAGGTGATACTCGTACTCTCTTCTCAACCTATGCTGATTATCTTATTCTTGTTGATAAGAATATGCCTAAAGTCAGTGTTGGTGATGGCAGGTATGCTTATTACACCTATATGTATGGTACTAATGCTCTTACTTATCAGCTTGGTAATCCCGGTGTTGAATACGAAATTTGGCGTGACCCCGCTTCTGGTAATGGTGCTGGTGAAGAGGTTCTGTTTACTAGACGTTGCGACCTCGTTCTTCCTCGTGGTTACAAGACTGCTGAAGCTGGCAAGTCTGGTCTTACTGAAGAAGCTCTTGCTACTGCGTCTACTTGGACACGCGCTTGGAACGATGCTGATGCACGTGAACGCATTAAGTTCGTTGCAGTTAAGACACTTGGCTAATAATTGCACTACAGTGAGTTGCTGGGAGGCTTAAAACACCTCCCTCAACTCTTGATTTAAGGAGATTTCAATGAATGCTACAAAAACTAAAACTGAAAATTCTATTTCTTTGAATACAAAAGTCAAAGAAACTTCTGAAGTAAAAGAGGAATTAAAACAGGAAGTTAAGGAAACTGCAAAGAAAGCAGATACTTCTGAGGCTCCTGTCAATGTGTCTGTTAAGAAAGAAAAGTCTATTGATGATATGACTGATGAAGAGATTGAAGCATATATGAAAAAGCGTAAAGCGGAGAAAGGTTCATTTACTATTGTGAATGAAGATGTTCCTATGAATAAGCTTATCAATGCTTCTGTTCCTCCTGCTCCTCAAATTGATAAAGACGAGCTTATTCGTAATCTTCAGATGCGTCAGTCTTTTCTAGAGAAGAAGCTTGCTGGAAAATGAGGGAGTGAATAATCATGGGTGCTATTAGTTTTACAGAATTAGTTACTGAAGTTGGTGGAGAGACTGCAAATTCCTACGGTACGCTTGATGATTTGAAAGCTTATTTTGCTAATAGGGAAGAAGCTGTTGGACTACTTTCTGAGGGTGATTCTGTACTAATAGCTCGTATGATTCAAGCTACTCTTATTAATGATACTGTTCTTAAGGCTTATGGTTCTCTTGCTTCAAATGAACAGGCTTTAGAGTTTCCACGTAAAGGACTAGTGGATAAACACGGACGTTCTTATTCTGACGATTCTATTCCTGAAAAGATTAAGTATGCCCAATTTGAACAGACTCTCTATCTGTATCTGAATGATATTAGTATTCCTAGTATTCTTACACAGGGATTTAAGGAAGCTAAACTTGATGTTATGCAGATTAAGTTAGATAAAGATTTTGTTCCTAAAAAGCTTTCTTATGATGCGATAGATTTTCTAGAATTGTTTGGAGAAGTTACATTAGCAGATTCAAAGTTTACTCAGGTACAGGTAATTAGATATTAATAGGAGTTATGAATATGCCACTGTCGTTGTTTGATAATATATTCGGAAAGAGAGGCGGGGTTACTAATACTCTGCTTGACTTAATGGGTATATCTGCAACGTATACTCACGTGGATAAGACTTACAATCCTTTGACGGATGCCACTGTAAATACGTCTACTGTTAAAACTGTTACGATTTCTCCGATTCTTAGATATAGTGCATATGATATTGCTAATTTTCATATAGAAAAAGACGATGCAAAAATTCTTGGAAATGGTTCTGACTATGAAGACCTCAAAGATGGTGTTGACTTTTTTACTGTAAATGGCGAGAAGTGGATGATAATTGCACATGAGAAAGTCTATTCTGGAAATGAAGTTGCTCTGATTAAATTTCAAGTAAGGAAGCAGGTGTAATTATGGATGATGTTTTATCTTTTGAAACTGAGGATTCTACTTCTTTTTCTTTAGATGAAGCTAACATTGAAGATGAAGATGCTTTTGACTTACAAGAATTTCAGGTTTATCCATATGCTGAGGATGAAGAATACTTAACCTATTGCATTGATAAAATGTTTGAGGATTATGTGCTTAATCCATTAGAAGGGAAACATTCAATATCTGTTGGTAGTTTTGCTAGTGACTTATTGGAATATTTAAATAAGGTAGATGCACGACAAAAGACTATAGCAAGTAAGATTAAAGCAGGTCGTTCTGAAGGAGGTACTAGAAGAGAGAGGCTAGAGAAAAGAGTAAGAAACATGACTAGGGTTTTACATAAATTTATAGCAGCTCTTTGTTATAAATATGTGGAAGTCAGACCTAGACCACATGATTCTAGATTTCCTTTTTCTACAGGAAGGTATCAACGTTCTTCTTTAATGTATTTCACAGAGGATGAAGTGTCTAGAAAGAGTGCATTAGAAGAGGCAAAAGCAAATGCGTTTAATGAAGAGTATCCGTTTTATGGAATGAAATATGTTTTACGCTATACACGCTTCAGTGAAATATTTAGAAATGATGGAGATATAGAGAAAAGACTAAATAAGATACAAGGCGGTATTACTGTAGAGAATGTTGCTTTTTCTGAATCTAAAAGTGGTGATAGATATTATTATGGGTGGTATAATGTAGAGCTTCATGGGTGGGGTTCTAGAGAGGCATACAAACCTCTTCAAAGTGCTATAGATTATGCTTTGGCAGAAGTTCCGGGAATAGTTAAAGTTGAACGCTGTGATTAAGGATATGTAAGATATGGTTAAAAATTCTGTAGTTCAATTATATTTCAGACGTGTTCTTATAAGTAGTATGGAGCAAGATGCTGTTCAGATTCCTATTGCTTATGAAAATACTGATTCCGAAAATTTAGACGAAACTTATATTGTAGAACAGCTTATACCTCTTGATGATAGATGTTTTAGTGGATTGTTTGAAGCAGGAAGTGGAATCTATAAAATAACAGTTTTTGGTAATAGTGGCGAAGGTTTAGCATTTAGTGATTTATGTGACACCATAGCTAACTATTTTTCGTATGGTACACATGTTATTAATGAACAGTATAGCGTGTGTATTGATGACGTTTATGTAACAGGAATACTTTACAGTACAAATAATGATAAGATTCAAAAGTCTATCAATGTTAAGTACCGTAAGTTTTTTAATAAATAAAAGGAGATTTAATTATGGGATTTTCAGAAACACCTTATGGAGCTTCTTATGATTATGAGAAGACTGGATATAATATTTGGGTTACTTTTTCAAAGGACAGTACTTTAGTATTAGCATGTACTTCTGTTAAACCTGCCGGTATGACTATTGGTAAGTTTGATATTTCTACTAATGCAAATGTGAAATTTAAGGAGTACGCTGGGGAGGACCTTGCTGAAACTCAAGACATTACGCTTACTTGTGCGTTTAATCTTTCTGATTATGCTAAGATTGCTCCTTTATTGGGCGACCCTCAAATAGTTACTTTGGAATTTCGTGGTTGTGCAAATCGTAAAACAGAACGAAAGATTACTTATAACAATGCATTTATTATGTCTTTCGAACCTAGTGATATGAGTGCAAATAATTTTCCGACAGCAACTATGACTATTAGTACTGGTGGTGATGACCATACTTCAACTGGTACTTCCTATCCTTATGGAGAAGTCGGTCTTTTGTCTACTGGTGCATAAGTTTTAATTTAATAAAGGAAGGGGAAAGTCTATGCCATATGTAAAAATATGTCATAGACTTTTTCAATTTATTTTTAATTTTTTACTTGACTTTTTTAAAAGTTATGCTATATTATATATAAATATATATCGAGGTTGTTCTAAGATAAAGTCTTAGATTTTTATACAAGACAAAAACAGTAACAAAGGAGAACGTTATGAGTGAGATTATTTATTGGAACGTAGAAACTCTAGCTGCATATGCAAACGACACAAAAAATGTTCAAATTGGTGGAGGTTGGTTTAAGATTGTGAAATTAAAGGCATCTATCATTGACAATCTCGACAAGCTGAAAACTTTTGACCTTATTGAGCAGGGTTTGGTTGAGCCTAATCTGAAGAAGGATGCAATCAAGGATATGCCTATTGATATGGCTAAAGACCTTGCTACGGAGATTCTTAAGTTTTCAGGAATGGATTTGGAAACTGCTGAAAAAAACTAAAGGAAAATCCATTGCTAGAGCAGGTGTTCGGTGTAGCACTTGCTCTAGGCATTCCTAATCCGAGGGAAATGTTGAAAGCAATGGATAAAGATACACTTTTCTATTGGATTGTTTATTTGAATAAAAAACAGCGTGAACATAGCATTACAGATTATCAAATTGCATTATTAAATAAGACAGTGGCTGAAATGTTTGGTGGTGGTAATACTCCTTTGAAAGAGTATTTAATTAAGTTTCAGACTGAACAGGAAGCCGCACAAGAACGAATTGAGCAGAATTGGGAGTTCTTTAATCATCTTCCTGCTGGTGGTGTTTATGAGGAGCAAGATGAAAATGGAGAATGGGTTGTTAAGAGTTATTAATATGAGCTAAGGGAGGCTTTTATTATGTCTATACCGGGGAAATTTAGGATTGATATAGATGCAAGAACCAATCAATTACGTACAAATATACATCATTTAGGCTCTGCTTTTTCTAGATTAAAAGCCCCTGCTGATTCTGCTGCACAGCCTATTGAAAAATTAGCTAATTCTTTAGGGAAATTGCAGACTGATGCTACTAGTTTCAATAAAATAAACTTCAAGGCTTCTGATATTGAAAAAGCAATTCCTACTATTTCTAGTGATTTGAAGAAGAAACTTAATAGTTTTGTTAAGTCTATTAATGAAGCAGTACCAGCAAATTCTCTT